TCAAACTGTTGTGGTTCATGATAGGCATTCTCCACACAATCAATTGGATAGCTCAGTCGTGCATTTGCTGCACCTGGATTTTCAACTACTAATGTATCACGAGATCTTGCAAGTTCAACAGCATCAAATATTGTTTTGTGTGTTTCTGGTGTTAAGCCTTCGCTTTTAGCATAACAACCTGTTTCGATCATTTCAATACCTTGATCGTTCCAAGCAATTTCGTCGTCACCTATCAGTTTGTAATCGGGATCACTGCTCAGTGTTGTTTTACCAGTACCACTCAATCCAAACATCAAGTTGGTTGTGTCGTTGTAGGTAAATGCACTGCAATGCATCGGCAGTATATCTTGTTCAGGTAATATAAAACTAATAATACCAAATGCACCTTTTTTGATTTCGCCTAAAAATGTAGTGCCAGCAATCAACATCTCATTGCGATCCAAATGCACATAAATTTTAGGTTCGTCAATTTTTAAATCAGTGTTGTGCAGTATGATAAAATCTGCAGGTTTGCTTTTTGGTAGTACTGTAAACATGTTGCGCACGAATTGTGCATGTCTGTCGTCGTTGGTACAAACACGAAAACGTATGCCAGCACTAACAAATTCTAAATCATGTGCGTAGTTTTCCAAACTCCACATTTGATTGTAAAAAGCATCGTAATCAGACTGATTGCCAATTTTGTTGTACTTGGGTCTAGTTAAATCTAAATGTTGTGTTTTGTCACCAAAAAAGTATTTTTTTTCTGGACTACGTCCCGTAGGAGACGTAGTAATTTCTATGTTAGGCATTATTCCTCGAGTTCTACGGTTTCTATACTTCCGTCATCATATTCGATTTCCACGTATTTGGTTCCGTCATCTCTTGTTCTAGTAATTTTACTAATTGGCTCAGGTTCTTGGCTAAATTGTTCTTCTAAATCTGGAACAATAGGTTCTTCAACCACAGGAGGTGGTGGAGGAGATGGTGGAGGGGGAGCAGTTTCTTTAATAATAGGCTTGGTGTCACTTAGTGGTTGTTGTTGTGGAGGTACACTAGCATTGTGATGTGCCACAGCGACATCTTCTGCTTTCATTTTAACACTACCATCTGTGTTCAGACGATCACCGCGAGCATTCATTGGAACATTACCAACTGCTTTTACTTTTTCATTTTTTGCTGCAAGGGCAGCCATGTCTATTGTCATGCCTCGAGCAGTTCTAACTTTTCTACTCATCTCAGGAATTCCTTATAATCCAAATTGTATTTAATACTATCAATTTTATGTACACCAATTAGATACAATATGTAGCTTGAAACACTGCTTCCTCTGCCAACTCCCCACAATATATTGTGCTGTTTTAGTTCGGTTACCATGTATACTAGAAATTGTAACATTGGCAGCATTTCGCGGTTTTTAAATTCTTCAAGTTCTGCATATACTCTTTCACGTTGTTTCTGTGTGGTTATCAAGTTTAACAAATACTGCTCTATGTCCAGTGTTTTGTATTCTTCAGGCATCCACCAATTGTTAGCATCTTTATAACTATACTTATCATTTGTTTCGGCTGGTGTTTCATAATCAATAGTATCGTCAAACTTGAACAGTGTACAAAAGTGATTGTAACTGTCTATCTTTTCAGTGTCTTTGGTTATTACATATCTAGCACGTTTGCCTTCCAGCATGCCTTCTACTAGATCATTTTCATCTACTACTATTTCATTGAGTTGATTCATCTTCATCCTATATTTAACACATCATCGTCTGGGTCTTTGCCATCTTCTATTTTTTTCTCACGTTCTTTTTCCAATGATTGTATTTGGCTTTTAGCACTAATTTCAATACCAATTTGATCTAGTGTGTTTTGTAATTGACCTACAGCACCTGACATGCCAAGTTGATGTGCTTGAGAGATTTTTTGTCGCAACTCGATTTGTTTTTCAATTAGTTGCTCGATTGTAAGGTGTTGTAAATTTAAAAACATACTAAAATATAACACGGGCCGAAGCCCGTGTCAACTGTTTTTTATAGTCCGTTAGGTAAGATAATATAGTGGATTGCTAATACAAGTGCCACTGATACACCTAGTCCAACCATCATTTTGCCAAAGTCTTTGGCAACCAATGGAAAGATTGATTTTGTTTTTTTCTTACCGAAGTAAGTAGCCATAGCAAGTTCTCTACCTGCTAACAAGCCTACGAATACCCAAGTTGTACTCATTGGAATATCGTTTAGTTCTTTGAAGAAGTACAAGCACAACCAATAGAACAAGTCAATCAGTGTTGCACTTCGTACATATCTTGTGTTGTGTTTTTCTAGTACAATTTGTTGAATTTTACCGCCTCGTTCTCTAAACATAAAGAACAAGCCAGCAACAAATACAATACTAACCATAAGCATTAAGTCAACAGGCACTTCACGTGGTAAGAACACAGCAATGTTTGCCATGTCATGACTTAGCCAAGTCCACCAAAGACCAGCAGTTGCAATCCATTGTGCAACTCGCCAGAAGTTTTTATTGCCTTCGCTTACTGGTTGTGTTTCATCATACCAGCGTCCAAAGAACTTGTGTATTGCAAACCAAATTACATATGCAAATGCGGCTGCAACACCATAGCCCATGATAGATTTCATAAGCATTTTTTCTAATACAAATGTACTAGCAAAAACACTCAGTACCAAAAAGCTAGTTGATACAGGCACACCAAGCCTAGTAAGTGCTACTAGGATAGCAGGTGCTGCCGCATGATACCATTGCACTTCTTGCCAAGGTATTCTGTTTAGTCGTCCGTAACTGATGTCGCCACCATTTACACTCCAGCCATACCACAAGGTCGCAAGCAATACTGCACTTGCTGCCGCCCATAATACTTTGTAATTGAATCTCTCATTGTTTGATGCCATCCATGTACCGAGAGTTTGTACTGAATCGTTTGCTATAACTGCATACGCAGCCAGCAAGAAGCCTACTAGGCTCCATAGCGTGAGTAGTTCCATTTCTTTCTCCTTGCTTGACGGCTTTACCCCGTCGCTCACAATAAAACGCCAGGCGGACTAGACCTGACGCTTTTACTTATATTAGAAATCACTTTACTCTCTATTTCCTAATAAATGCAGCAACATTTGGAATAAGTTGATAAAGTTTAGATATAAGCTAATAGCAAACTGAATGCCGTAGCGTGGATCACCACCATGATTTACATAAATGTTTTTTGCATTTTGTGTGTCCCAAGCAGTTAAACCTGTAAACACAATTACACCAATGATACTGATTGCAAACTGCAATCCACTGCTTGCTAAAAAGATGTTTACTATCATTGCAATGATGATACCAATCAATCCCATGAGCAAGAAGTGTCCAAAACCTGTCAGGTCTCGTTTGGTTGTATAGCCCCAAAGACTAGCACTGAGAAATGTTGCGGCTGTAATAAAAAACACTTGTGCAATGCTAGCACCTGTGTATACAGCAAAAATAGGAGCAAGTCCTACACCCATGACTATAACAAATGTATAGTAGAAGTTTCTCAGTGTTGGATAACTCCAATTGCGTCCTGCAAAACTATACCACAAAATCATACCCAATGGAGCAAGTGCAAACAACCACAATGAGCCTGCCATTTGATAAAGCAGTCCGCTACTGTAAACAAACCATGCAACTGCTCCACTTACAGCCAATCCTGCCGCTGTGTGGTTGTACATATTAAGCATGAATTCACGCAAGCCTTCATCGTATAATTTTTGTTGTCTAAGAGCTTCAATACTCATCATAAATCACCTTCTTTTCTATTTTCACTGTAATAAACGTCAAAACTGCCGCCTGGATAACGACTTTCTAGTTTGCGTACATTTTCCGCAACTACTTCATTGGGATCCAGTTTCAATGCACGACATGCATTTACCCAATACCACATAATGTCTCCAAGCTCACGCTTCATGTGAAACACAGTGTCTTCATTCATAGGCTTGCCTTGGAATGTACATTTCTTTACAATCTCACTGAACTCTCCGCCTTCACTTGCCATACCGATACTAGCTGTGAGTAGCAGTGCAGGATTTACTCCTTCGTCGCTGAGTGCAATCATTCTTGAATGCAATGCACCAAATGCATTACTTTCACTGCTGGTGACTTTTTCTACAAAGTCTTTGTACTTGTTTAAATCTACTTGTGACATTTATACCTCTATATCTATTACAGCACCTTGCTGTATCTGTTGTTTTTTAAAAAATGCTTGTAATCTTAAATCTTCAAGAATATCTTTTATTTGATCTGATTTTTCATGCCATTTTTTTAACATGTCTATAGCAACTTCTGTTCTAGTTGCTTGGTCCACTACTCTAATTTTTTCTTTGTTAACTGGAGGAGCAATATTTTCACTATTAGCAAAAGGAAGTATACCGTTACTGGAAACACTTTTATCAGTATCAGAAAATGGCATCCTACTAGTAGGATCTAACATTTGCTGTTGCTTTACTATGTGTGTGTCCATTATGGTGTGTTTCCTGCTGCAACAATATCAGCTATATTTTGACTGAGTTGTGCGTTAAATTCGTCATCACTTTGTGTAACCAGTAGTCCTTCGCTTAATCCTCTGCTAAAACTAGCAGTCATGTCTTGGTTTTGGCTCAGCCGCCTGCATGCTTCTTCAGTTGTGTACCCGCCGCTGAGACCAACAATTTTGTTTACTGTGTTATACATCAGCAGATCTTGATATAAATTTGCTTGTTCAGGTAGTGTTAATTTAAGTATAACACTACCGTTGAAATTATTCAAGTATTTTCCTAGTTTTCTTTTTAAACTCTTTTCTAGCGTCGATTTCTGTTCATGCTCTATCGGAACTTCTGGTTCGACAATTGGAATTAATCCACTATTGCTGATGTCTTGTGCAATAGCAAACTGTTGATGCAGAACATCATCTAGATATTTTTCACTTTTAACAATACTGCGCATTTTAGTACCAACGCACTTGTTTAGGTGTGCAAAATGTATCATATCAACCACATCAAAGTCTTTGAGTGTGCCGTCTTCTTCACAACCACTGTCAACTTTTAGTATTGCACGAATACCTTTTTTCTCTAGTACAGGAACTATTCCTCTGTCTACTGTATCTTTATAAAGTATAGCATGACTGATGTTATTGCTGTTGAAATCTGAATTAGCAACCATTCTCAATCGCATTGCATGCACAAGATCCATTTTATTTTCTTCTGTGTATTCTTGACCATATCTTTCTAGTACGCCCCCTGTACTACCACCACTGTGATCCATTGCTGCAATAAATGTATTACTCATAAGTTTCTCCTGTTTCACGAAAAAAGTTTTCACTCCAAAATGCTTTGTCGTCAATCCAAACATCATAATGTTCTTTTTTACCAACACTGAGCTCGTGATATTTTGCACCCCATTTATCCAATTGATTTTTAGTTAAATCAAGATAATCTACGCCGCTACTGATTCCTCGTGCTGTCATGTACTTGATCGTGTGTCCTTGATCATACAGTCTATTAACTTTAGCAATTCTATCCATGTAAGGAATATGATTTGCATAATCTTTTTTACCACCGCTGTCGGGTATAATTACTTCTTGGCAAATTGTACCATCTATATCTATAACATATTTCATTGGAATAAACTACTTACACTTTCTTCATTTGTGATTCTACGCATTGCTTCACCAAACAGTGGAGCAACACTTACTTGACGTATTTTTTTACTTGTTCCTGTATAAGGAATACTATCACTGACAACAAGTTCTTGTAAATTACTTGCATCAATTTTCTTTTGAGCGCCATTGCTAAGAACACCATGTGTGATATATGCTCTAACACTGAGCGCACCTGCTTCTAGAATTGCATCTGCTGCTTTGCACAGTGTACCTCCACTGTCAACAATGTCATCTACTAGGATAGCATGTTTGCCTTTTACATCTCCAATCAGTGCCATAACTTCAGCAACACCTGCTCGAGGTCTGCGTTTGTCAACAATAGCAATATCTCCGTGAAACATGTCAGCAAACTTACGGGCTCTTACTGCACCGCCAGCATCTGGACTTACAAATACACAGCCTTCTTCTTTGTTAATTTTAGATTCAATATCTTTAGCAAATACTACTCTACTAGTAAGATCATCTACTGGAATATCAAAAAATCCTTGTATCTGTCCTGCATGTAAATCCATTGTGAGAATTCTATCAGCGCCTGCTTTAGTAAGCAAGTCTGCTACTAGTTTTGCTGTAATTGGTGTACGACTTGCACTTTTACGATCTTGTCTTGCATAACCATAATATGGAATTACCGTTGTGATTCTTCTTGCACTGCTACGCTTTGCAGTGTCTATCATAATCAACAATTCCATTAAACTTTCATTTACAGGAGAACAAGTGCTATTCACTAAAAAAACATCCTTGCCCCGGATGTTTTCTTTTACTTCTACACATATTTCTCCATCATTGAACCTGTTTAGATCTGCTGGTACGAGATCCACAAAACAGTGTTCTGCAACCTTTTGGGCAAAAGGCTGATTACTGCTACCAGTAACGATTTTCATTCGCGCCTCCGTTAAACTGCGAAACTTTCCCCACAACCACATGATGCAGTTGCATTAGGATTCTTTACGGTCAAATAACTACCGCCTAATTCATTGATGTAATCCACTGTACAACCAAACACAAACATTTCAGCCATGGGGTCTAGAACTAGTATGTCCTCAAACACCGTGCCGTCTGGTTCATCAGTAAATGTCCATTCATACTGAAAGCCACTGCACCCGCCGCCTTTGACTGCCAAGTTTACAAACTTTTTATCGTGTTGCTTGGTCATGTTTATCAAATAGTCTTTAGCTGATTCAGTAACTGTTAGTATCATATTTTGCCTTGTTCTGTTAGTATTTGTCGATTCTGCAAATGTTCCGCTTCAACATCGCTTTTAGCTTGACCATGATATCTTACTGCCATATGCTCCTCGATCATTTTTTCGTTGATGTTAGTACCTTCTGCCCATACTGTTCCTAATACTCTACCAAATTTACCTTTTTCATTGTCCAGTTGAGTTGATATAATTATATTATCATTCAAATGTGCAATTAGCCATTCTTTGGCAAGTAATCCGAACTTCTTTTCTTCTAGGTCTCTAGTTCTACTCTCCGGTGTATCTATGCCCGCCATGCGGACTCTTGCTTCAAGCAACACATCAAATCCTAAATCCATTATACAATCAAATGTGTCACCGTCAATGATTTTTACAATGCTTTTAACCCTATAGCTATAGGGACTTGGTTGCGTCATAATTTTCTCCTCTTACAGGAGTATTTATGGCGCTAGTCTCCTTTGCCGGATCTGCCACTGAAAAAATTACCCTTAACTTCGCCTTTGTATCCTAATTCAGGGTTGTATTCATCAGCCTCTGGTAGTGCATCTTTTTTGGTTGTAATGTTAGGCCACTTTTCTGCGTATTCAGTATTCATCTTTAACCAAAATTTATCTGCTTCCGTCATGTTAGTGTCTGGCTTGATAGCATCCGCAGGACATTCTGGTTCGCATACACCACAGTCAATGCATTCATTGGGTTTAATAACCAACATGTTTTCGCCTTCGTAAAAACAGTCCACTGGACAAACTTCTACGCAGTCTGTATACTTGCACTTGATACAAGCATCATTCACAATGTATGTCATTCACTCTCCTCTAGTATTCTATTAATCATGTTTTGTTTGGTCAGTCGTCTGTCTAACTCGATTCCAAAATTTTCTTGTGCAAAGTCCACAAGTTCATTTTTAGTACGCTTTTGTAGTTTATCTTCCATTACACTATCAAGACTTTTATTTTGTAATGTATTACCGTTAATAACTAATGGATTTGTAGCTACTGCATCTTTGAATTTGCCATCTAAGGATATATTTTCTTCCACAGCTTTTTTATCTCTTACTAGTTTATTCCACCAACCCATTACCAAACTCCTAATATCATTTTTGTGTCTTCGCTCATCATGTCAGGCCCAAACGGAGGATCAAATGTGCATTCTACATCACACTCTTCAACCCCATCTACTGTACATGCAGCATAGTATATATCATTTCTAATAATATCTGCTGCTGGACAAAAAGCACTGGTCAGTGTGTGTACAATTTTTACCTTAGGAAGATTGCTTACATCAACTTCATATATCAATCCGAGATCGTATACATTGATACTGATCTCAGGATCATACACCTGCTTTAGATTTTCAATAATTTTATCTTTGACTTCATCCATGTTTTGCCAGCATCTTAAAAGTTAACATATCTTCTTTGTTTTTAAACCAACATTCGTATCCGTTACGATGTTGATCATATCTAAAGCCACCAAATTCGTTTCCAAAAAGGTTTTCAAGTAACTTGTGAAAACCTTTTGGCTTTGAATATCTGTTGCTTCTAATAAACAGTGTGCAATAGAAGCGATCTTCTTGCTCCCAATTTGCACACCATTCTAAATCATCTGTAGTAATATTTGCCACATTTACTCCGCAAATAAATCTTCATTCCATTCTCTATGGCCTTCACGATATGCCATGTTAGCGATTGTTTCACGCACTTCTACTTTAAAACACCACAAACGATCAGCTTCTGCCGGACCCCACATATCTGGAATATAAACACCATTTACATATTTGTAAATTTGATCTGCCAATCCTTCACAACCCAAACGTGGAAGAATTGTTAGTTTTGCAATGCCACGTTCTTGCATTGTTTTATACAGTTCTAGTTCAGGATCATCTTCTGCTACCAACAATGTGTGATCAAATTGATCTTCCATCTGAGCTTTTAGTTCTCTTAGTCCACCATAATCAGCTACCCAGTTACGAGCATCTAGTGTGTCAGTTCCAAAATAAAACTTCATACTAAATGAGTAACCATGTATTTGATTACAATGACTGTCAGCTTTCCACTGTCTATACGCACATGGGAAAGCATTGTGATATTCTTTTGTACTTACATATTTGTATGTTACTGGTTGCATTTTATACCTCTTGTATTGAGGGGGCGGAATGTTTATAGTGGGTCGATCCCTGTTTAGTCCACTCGTCATATTTAGCGTAGGCTATTTGTATTGCTTTGGCTTGATAGTAACTGTCAGCCAGTGCATTGTGCAAATCCTGTTGCATGGTTTTCCTTGGATCACTTGGCAGCAAACTCAAAAATGTTCTACCGTCTTTTACCTGCCAAAAGTTCCAAGGTATTGGTGTGGACAATTGACGATACATATCTTCTACAATAGTAACATCAAAACCATATCCATGTCCCCATAATACATCGACACCCACCATCCATTTGGTCAAATGGTCTAGAAAGTGTTTCAGCCCGACTCTGTCGTCTTCTCTAAAGGCTTCTTCTTTTACTCGGGGATCCTGTTTTGCCCACCACTCAATTGTGTCGTCAGTGACTGTGCGTCCTAAACGATCTTGTTCATCTAAGTCTAAACGAAAATAAAATTCACTGTGAGGTTCATTTGTGCTGTATGGATCAAACTTTACACCGCCCACTGTGAGGACGGTGCATCTTGGACTGGTATCCAATGTTTCCAAATCAATCATTCCATGTATCGCCACGTGACCTCCAACGTTCATATTGTAACCACATTATACACATAATTACTAAAGAAATCAAGTTTAAAGTTAATAATCCTATCCATATATTGAATGCAAAAAATACTACAACTAGATAATCAAACCACTGCATTTAACCACGTCTCATGTTGGCAATATCTTTTGCATCTTCTTTTTTATCAGCAAAAACAGGTACCATATTACTTTTGTGCATGGTTGCTACTCCGAGCAGTTGACGCTCTCCACTGTACACATTGCGTTCTTTAGGGGCTGTGCTTCCGCTAGGAACGCAGTCGCTAGTATTAACACGATTTGTACTATCACTAGTGTAATCAGGAAAAGCCACTGTCGTAACATTGCCTCGTTTTTCCTTTTTCTCTGCTAGCTGATCTGAATTTACACCCATCTTTGTCAACCATTTTTCATGTTCAGCTTGTGCTGCCAACTGACGTTTGTTCTTTGTAGGTTTTTTTCGACGATTGTACTTTGTAGTGGTCATGTATGGACCAACCAAGTGCATGCTCATAATTACCTCTTAGATTAATTTAACATTTGATAACGCACACGAAAACGTTTAGTACTTCCCATCCAAGCATTTTCACCTTGCGCACGATTTACAACATAAACAACATCTTGTCCATTAACACGATATGTTAGTCTGTATTGATTAACAACACTTGTTGTTGTGTTTACATATTCAGTTGTACACTGTCTTTCTGTCCGATAACCTGTGACAACTCGACGATTGCCGTTTGCTGCTTTATCGCCGCCTACAATCGCACCAAAAATAGCACCAGCGTTGCGCTCGTTTTTGCCACCAAGTGCTTCGCCTAGAATACCGCCAATAATAGCACCTGTTAGCGCACCTTCTACAGCATTGCCGCCACCTTGTACTGTTCCATATACAGGAACTTCAACATTTCTACAAACTTGTTGCGGTTGTCTTTGATTTACATTTGTGTAAATTGGTTCTTTGTGTACTAGTTTTCCAGTAGTTACATAACTGTCTGCAAAAGCACTGCTAGCAACCAGACCAACAACAAAAGCAATAAAAATTATTTTAAAGATTCGCATGGTTCATTTCTCCTATCCCATATTTCAAAATATTCTTCTCGAGTTAACACCGGATCTCCCCAGGCTTCACGTTCATCACAATTGTCTTGGTAGTCCAATCTAAATTGCGAATTTTCTAATGCTTGTTCATATGTCATATTACTAATATAGCATATTTTAACAACATGTCAACCTCTTTTAGTATCAGGCATACAATCAACTTCGATTGTTAAATCTGTCATTCCTTCTTGTTCTGATAAAAAATCAATAACAGTACGTGCGTGTTCTTCGCTTGGAAGACCGCCTTCTATCACCTGGCCTTTTGAATTTACAACAAAGAATTTGTATATCTTTTTAGGCCATGGTTTATGCTCTTTGATTGGTATTCTCATATTACTCCTATCCAATGTGTTACATCATCGCATGGGTCATCACATGAGTTCGTCCAATCTTCTTCGGGATCTTCCATGGTTGAGTATTTATTGCTAAATACCGTTAGTATAATAAACGTAGTTAATGGAGATATCAATGTCAGAAGCCGACGATAAAGGTAAATTAGAAGTAAGTGTACGTATACTGGGTAATGAGCTAGTAGCATTACGCATGGATGTAGATGATTTTAAAATGAAATGGCTTGTAATGGGCGTAATTGCTATTGTAGCACTAGGTTGGGCTGCGGGTAACTTTGGTCCAGAGCTAATTGGAATGTTTGGAGATAATAATGGGTAAGAAAAAACAAAGAGCAACACAAGTATCAAAAGGTGAAGTCGGCAGACCTATGAAAAGCCGCAGTAAAAATGATCCAGATTATCCAATGCGTAGAATGATCAATCAACTAAACGCTCATCGTAAAGGAAAACGTGTAATGGTTACTATAGCCAATCCTAATCCCAACGAAACCAATAGACCTTTTATTCGTGTTCCTGCGTCTGAAATTTGGAAGAGTGTAAGACGTTGAGCTATGTATTATTTTTTTATTTGCTACTTGTAAAACATGCCGTAGCAGATTTGTGGCTGCAAAGCAGACTCAACAATCCAAAATATGGTGATAAGAAAAACCTAACAGATCGTAAACTATGGATACACAGTTTGGATCACGCCGCACTAACTGCGGTGATTACACTGTTATTTGCCGGATTGTGGTGGGCAATAATTGCTGCACTGCTGGACTTTGTGCTACACAGTGTGATTGACTGGACCAAACGTGTGTACACATTAGATAGAAAAATAACAACCAAACAAAATTTATTTTGGAAAATACAAGCTGTAGATCAAATACTACACTATACAACTTACTTAATTATTGTGTTACTAACAGTTTAAGTTTCACTCCAGGTCAAACTTGCATTAATACTTTGTATTGTCTGACTGCTTTGTACTGCAACACTTACAACATTGTTAGGCGGTAGTGTGACATTATATTGACTTAGATCAAAAGTACTAGTACCATTAATACCATTAATCAATATAACCAATGGTTGTTCATCTGTTGAAACATAAGTACCTGTTGTAGTAGCTTTGATAATACTACTAAAATCGCCAATTTTAGTCCATTCATTGGTTGCGTTTAGTGTACCATTTAATATTAGGTATATTTCAATTGGATCATTGTTTTGACTAGACACACTTAATGTCTTTAGTTTTAGTTCACGTAGGTTAATTTTGCTTTGATAAATCAAGCTGTTTTTAATGCTGATCAGATTGTGTAGATTGTTTTGGTTTAAACTGGTCTTTGTACCGCTAGTAGCACTGGTTGTATAACTGTTGTCTACAATTTGTCCTTCAATTGCTGCCATCATACTTGCACCAAACACATGTGCGTCTGTTATAGTGTTAGCTGATAGATTTGCAGCAATATATCCAATTTTAAAACTAGGATTGTCCAAGTGAACGTCTGTGTTGCGATTGCTGTAATGTTCGTGATGTATAAACATCATATCACCTGTGTCAGGGTTTTCAACTGCCCAACGTATTTCACCTGCACCTAACCAACGAAAGTTAACTTGGAAAATGTTTAATTTACTCCAATCCATGTTGATACCACTCGGACCATTGCCGTCCATGCTGTCAATATTCCAGTCTGTTTGATAAGTCCAATTTAGTGTGTGAGCAGCACCTGCTTGTGTTTCTGCAATTGTACCAGTACTACCGCCTGTGGCACTGTATGTGAATGCGCCAGCTTTTTCTCCAACACTTGTGCTTAAAAATCTAACAGTATCGTCGCATTGCTCAACAGTCCATCCTGCAAATGCATTACTTGCAATTTGTGCGGCTGTGCCAATGGCATCATCTGCTGTAAGGCTAACAGGATAAGCAGTATCATTTAGTGTTATAGTTGCTGTACCAGAACCAGTTTGTGCAGTTACAGTGAGTGTAGCAATGTGTGCTTTACCACCATTTTGTCTCAGTATACCAAATTGATTGGTCGCTTCGTCGTATCCGATATTGAGTGCTTGTTCTTGTGCAAATAGACCAGCTCTAAGAGTAACACCTAATTGTGGATTATCATATGCGGCTGTAAATCTTGCCATTGCACCTTGACCTGGACGATAGCGAAGTATTCTGTTGCTGCGTAGTACACCATATCCATATGGATCAGTACCTGTGTGTACTTTAAACAGTGTTCCTGTTGATTCAGAAGCGCCGCCAAATTGACTAAACTGCTGGAATTCTCTTGGATCAAATCCGTATAAGCTGTCTAATTGTATTACAGGAGTTAGAGGAACAGTAAGATTTTCTCCAAACGCACTGGTACCCGAAGGCGAACCGCCGTCGCCTGTGCTGGCTACTGTTCTTAGTACTGGTTGTCCTTGACCGTTGTATCCAAGAGCCTTGTGTATATTCAGCAGATTGGGTTCGTCGTTATGAACATAACCTGTACTATTATCCTGCCTTACGCCCATTCAATTATAATCCTAGTGCCCAGTGTGTGTTGAGATACTGTTCAACATCGTCTAGTTCTGTTGAGTTTAATGCTCTGTTAAACATCAGTACTTCTGCCATACTACCTTGTAAATGTCCAACGCCGCCGCCAGCACAACCAAAATAGTAAGTTGTGTTACTACCAACTGTGGTGCTGTTAACAGTTCCCGTAAAGTTCAAGGTTTGTGCAACTTTGTCATGTCTGAATTGAACTTTTCCACTATTACCTACACCGTTACCGTTATACACCAGTGTTAAAATATGATAATTTGTGTCTGCTGCTACCGTGCTTACACCAGTGCCGCCATTTACTCTTGTGCAGTAATAATGAGTTCCGCCGCTGTTAACAAGTTCGATTTTCAAGTCTAGATTGTTGGTTGCTCCAAATACCTGAGCGTTTGCGATATCAGTTGTTTTGGCTACCATAAAGATAGTAAATGCACCAGCACCTGCAATTTGTGTAAATGGATTCACACTCAAGCAATCATCAACACCATCAAATTGTACAACACTCAAACTGTTGAGTTCGTTAGTTTCATATGTCGGTCTGTATGTAGCACCACCAATTGGGTTAGCATTGTGTGCAAAGTCTGATTTGTCATTCCACTGTGTGATAGTTTGACCATCACTTGGATTGGTTGGCTGGAATTGTGTAATGTCACTACCATCATACCAAATCTGCAAGCTGGTACTAGCATCAGCGATAATTGTAGCAATTTCACTGCCTGTTGCAATCTCATTTGTGGTTGTGTCTACTATACCATCTGTGTTAACTACAACATCAAATGTTGATTCAAATGCCAGTGTTTGTGCTGACCCATCCAAGTCCAGTGTCCAGTTGCCGCCGCCGTCTACTGTGAGTTCACTATCAACGCCCAATGTGTATGTGGTTCCGTCGATAGTTACAGTGAGTGCGGCTGCTAGCACATCATATGTACCTGTAATTGTTGGTTGGCTAGGTGCATCAGTTTGACTGTTCACTGTGGGAACGGCAAGCACAACACCACCGGCATTGCTTACCCACGGTCTGTGTGGCTGACTGTTAAAAGTTAAATTTTCTGCAATGTTGTAAGGACCTTGGAGGTACAAACGGTCATAGGTATTCCAGTATCTAAAATAAGGTTTGGTACTGTCATTTGTGCCAGTGATAGTTCCGTCAACTGCAACTACTTGTCCTCTGCGTTTTGCTTGGGCAATGTTGAGTTTTGCTATCTGTCTAGTTTCTTTATTTTCAATGTCTGTTCCACCTGTTAAAGTAGATATTCCGTTTGCAGCCATGATTATACTCCTATACTACTATTTAGTTTTTAAAAGGGGATCTTAGTTTTTTCTCTTGAGGAGTTTTGTTTTGAGGTCTTCACAGGTTGCTCCGGCTGCGGTTCTTTTTTGCGTTTCTGTTTCTTTTCTTTTTCTTTGAAAGTTTTGTTGGTCTTGGCTAGGGCTTGGAAGTATCTCTTTTCCTTCTCTAAGACTTGTTCTAAGGTTAGCACTTTTGTTGCGTAAGGATTCGATTGTTTTTTGTGTGTCCATCCTCGGTGGGGGAAGAAATTGCTTCTGTGTACCTTTCGCTTGCCTGATGCGCCTTCGAATATCACGTATTCGCTGTTCCAATCGTTCAATGTCGCTCCAATCAATGGGTTCTGTCTTAAACCATGTTAACATACAACTATTTATTTTGTCTGCGTATTCCAAGTGCTCGATTGGCAGGATAAAGTTCAATGTTTACCATATTACTTTGATTTCCGCCTAGTATGCGATAGTATTTTCGATCATTTTTAAATTCAGTGCCAACATAAAAACCCACATGTCCTTTCCAGCCTTGTTCTCCTCTAGGAAATACAACAATATCTCCTGCCTCCGGATCACCTGTTACAGGTTCGCCCCATTTTAAAAAACTACGGGCCATCAGTGGATATTCGCTCACACTTTCGCTGCCTGGTATATCGCTTTCACGCAATACTGCATTCACAAATGCAGCACACCATTCGTAATGTTTAGGATCTATGCCAGTATATTCTTTGATTTCAGTTCTATTTTGGTATTCGTTTAAACCGTATTTGTCTATAGCAGTTACTACATGACCAGGTGCATTGGGTATCGATTTACCATCAACAGTTATAGTAGGGCCGCAAGCAGACACCGCAAGAACAACTGCTAGTACACTTTTAAGTTGCATCACTTCTCTCACTCATGACAACACCTGCAACTGGTGCAGGTGTTGTACTGTAATTACTTATGTCTTGTCTCGAATCCGCTAGTGGTTCTTTTCAAACTACTTTTGTTTTAAATCAGAACCAGCAACAATTTCCCCATTATCAAGTACTTTCAGTAGTTTTAATCTAATCATACCGTCTAGTGTACTTTCGATTCCGTTACGTTTACCTTGTGTGTAACCTAGCCAAGTGCAAAATAAACAAATTGCTACAGCTATATAAGGTTCGTATCCTACAAACATTGCTGGCTCCTTTCGCTTGTTGTTATACTATAATATAGTATACTTATGACTGAAAGTCAAGAGCTTAGAAGCTGAAACTTAGACCAACTGTTGGTGTTAGTTCTTCTGAATCAAAGTTGTATGCTGCACCAGCTGTTACATCTGCTGCACCTAATGTCCAAGCATATTCACCACCAATGTTTTGTAGTGCGTCATCTTGATCACCGTTTAGGTAAGCTGTGATTCCACCTGTTTTAGCAACACCTTCAAATGCAAATTTTTCTGCATCTAGGTCATATGTCATTGCACCACCTATGTTGGCAGCACCTAATGCAATACCTGCATGCTCAGCACCCAGTACCATAGCTTCACTGTCCAAGTTGTAGTCGCCTGCAACAGTTACATTACCCATTGCATAGCTACCTTGAATGTTGCTGATGTCTGTGATGTCACTGTTCCAATCAGTGAAACCCATTGCTACGGCTGCATCACCTACAGTTACTTTTACTGACTCAGTCATTGCTGGTGCTGCTAGTGTTTGCTCACCTTCTGCTCCAACAAATACACCATTGTCGTTGCCCATTGCAACACCAAGACCACTTAGCTCTGTGTCAACAGTCCATGTATCTAATGTTAGGTCACCGCCTTCAGCAGCTTCAAAACCTAGTGCAACACCACCAGCTGCGGCTGTTACATCAACATCTACACCCAGTGTTCCGCCCCAGTCGCCTGAAGCTGTTTCAGCAAAGTCTAAACTTACTTCGCCTGCAACATCACCAAATGCTGTAGTAGCAAATGCTGTTGCAAATATGATTGCTAGTAAACTTCTCATATCTTTTTCCTTGTTATTATAAAAAAACAACCCATAGTGGGCTGCTCCTACATATTTAATATATTTGGTATGAAAAATCAATGGTAAAAAATAAAAAAACCACTGGTGTGGTTTTTGTACAACGATTCTGTTGCCAGGTTCGTTGCCAACCCCTACTTACCTAAATTAGGCAGCTAGTGCCATTTCTGGCGCACGATTGTCATTTGCAATTGTGATTTTTGACTAATAACGCAGTCATCCGGTTAACTCCACTTCACTTTCACACCTGTCGATCCTAATTTCTCGCCCATAAAAAACACACTTATCTAAATGTGCTTATGGTGGACGAGTGCGGTACCGCCCCGCAGTCCAGTATGTGTCCACGTTGCTTCAACGCTAACAGTTTATTTATACAGCCTTTGTTTGATAATGTCAACCGCTCTTTGACTAAGAACAATTTCATAATGATTGCGGTCCACTTGTTCGTATTCTACATCTGTTCTGCATGTCATACTTTTATAGGTAACTATACCGTCATTGCGACCACTGAGCCAAGGCACATCTCCTACAGTGGTTAGTACTTGTGTCCAAGGTATTGTGATTGGTGTGCGTCTACTGTCTCGTATAAAACTGCTAGTAGGAGCAATGTCTCTGAACAGTTGATATCCAGGATTTAACATGCTGCCCCAACTGGCTATTTCACTACCACCAAAAGGAGTAGCAAGACTAACACACCCAACGCTGCGACCTTCAAAATGTTTTTGCAAATATGTTGCGTATATGCCACCCAAACTGTGTACAATGTAAAAGAATGATCCTTTTTCATTTTCTAGTGTGTCATACATGACCTGCAAGTTGTCTTTTGCAGTTGTACTTTTATCATAGTTTAGGTATAAGGGTTTTTTAGCACCGATGCTTTTTTGCACAAATGCAAAACTGCGCTCACTTGCAGTGGCGCCATGTATGTATACAATCTTCATACTAGTATTTAATACTTACCAGCGAACTTCCATTTTTCTGTTGAGGTCTCGTTGTGCTTGGATTGCACTCAAACATTTAATCAATGCATTGCTTTTTGCAAAAGGTCTTTCGTATTGGTTCTTGTTTTTCCAAGTTTTGTTTTCATCTGCTTCTTTAAGAAATTCTCGATGTAGGATTTTTTTCATTAGTGTCAACTCTGCATCACTGAGTTGAGCCAGTTTGTTTGCAACCATAGCAGCCTCCATAAATTGCTTTCAATATATTTACAAAATTGTTACAATGTTGTGCGCTAACAGATTTAAAAATTGAGATAATCGTTTACTTTTTGGTTGGCGCTCATTTCTATACCTCGTTCCCATTGATTGTTAGGATTCACATTCCATATCAATTCTTCACGATAAGGAAGATTGGTCCACAAACTTTTGCCCATTGTTCTACTGCCAAACATTTCGCTTTCTAGCTGCCCAGCTCCCCAACTGCAATGACCTACAACTATTCTCCAATACTGAGGAAATTGATTGTTGTTGAACAAATTAATAATTTGTTTGTCTCTGGTTACAATTAAATTGTCTTGTAGTTCAATACTGGTTGGTAATATAATATCACTACTGTGCATCACATAAACTTGGTTTATCTCGACAGGCCCGCCGTAATAGATAGGAGCATTTATAGCCAATTGCATGCTTTTGCGCAATTTAACACTCACACGTTGTTCAAGTTCTTTGTTGAGTATCCATCCGTGTGCGCCGTCGCCGTTGTGTTCGTCAACGTATACAATACTTTTTCTAAAATTGTTATCTCCCAGTGTAGGAAGACTAACCAGTATTTGTTTTTGCATGTTCATTAATTGTTGATGCCTTTTCCAAAATCTATATCAAAATCGATTAGTCCGTGTTGTATGTCATGAGCAAGAGCTCGTATATCGTCTAATATTGCTTGACATGCAACTTTATCATACGTTCCTTGTACACGATAACGTTCTCTGTGAAGTTCAAGTGCTTTTGAGTGCAGCACTTCTGCTTTTTTATAAAATTGTTCTACGCTGTGTGACATGGTATACCTTTTGTCTAATGTACACGTATTTAACTCGTTTGTCAATAAATACTTACGGAGAGAAAACATGGACGCAGAAATAATGAACGCAGGCGAGGTGGGCCTAGAAGTCACCAATTTATTAATGCCATTTATAAGTGCATTACTTGTTTTAGTCATAACACTATGGTTTAAAGATTTTGCAACTAAGATTGCAAAAGGTATGATGTTCAAAATGAACAAAGCCTTCAACGAAGGTGATACAGTTATATTAGACGGTAATGACGCACTCATTGTAAGAATAGGACTCAGTGAAACTGTGTTTGGCGTATACAGTGACAGAGGATATACATGGCGTTATGTTCCCAATGAACGTATTCCATTTTTAAAACTTGAAAAAGTAATCAACAAAGATCTCCATTTAGACACTGAAGCTGAGAAAGCTGAAAAACTTCAATCATTGATTGACAGAGTACAAGACAATAAAATTGATCAAAATTCACAAGCTATAGAGGAGATTAAAAATGGTAACGGACGTAAACGTAAAAGTTGAATTTAGTTATAATAATGCACTACACTTTGCAGAGTTAGCCAATCTTGCTTATCAAGAAGAAAAAGTTTTTAAAAAAACAGCTTCTGCTATGGGTTATAAAAATATCAAATACTTCAATGTTGATGGTGCTCAAGCATATGGTATGAGTAAAAACGACTATATTGTACTGGCATTCAGAGGTACCGAGCCCACACAGTTTAACGATATCAAAGCGGATCTAAATGCACTACATGTTCGCAACGAGTTAGGTAAAGGTCGTGTACACAAAGGTTTCAAAGCGGAGGTTGATGATATTTGGGATCAAATTGAAGCCTGGATTATCAAACGCAAGTTCACACAAGCATACACTTGCGGTCATAGTTTAGGCGGAGCAATGAGTACTATTGCTTGTAGTAGATTGCCCCAAGGATCAATATGTTATAATTATGGTAGTCCTCGTGTTGGCACACCCGGTTGGGTCAAAGAGTTTAATAGCAAATTTACACTGTATAGGTTTGTAAACAACAACGATATTGTTCCAAGAGTTCCTTTTGCAGTTATGTGCTATAAACATGCAGGTAACTTACACTATATCAACACATATGGTAACATTCGTAATGCAACTGCATGGCAAAGATTCAAAGATAGATTCAGAGGATATCGTGCTGCTTTTAAAAAGCGTCAATGGTTCGACAGCATTTATGATCACGGCATGTCAAACTATATAAAACGTATCAGAGAGCAGTGTTAGCCTCCTACATATACTCCATTTTTAGGACGATACCATGCTTTTTGATCATGCAATCTTCCTAACAAGTCTAATATTTCTTTTGCCTCAGTTTGTAACATCTCAGGATCTTCTCCTTCGATTATACGTTGGCTTCTACGTCCAACTTTATTACGCAATGCTGTTTCAATAATATTAATGTCTTTTACACTAAGTTCAAACTTCAGATTGGGTTTCATTTAACATTTCCTTTGTGATCTTATTGGCAGGCATACAAGCCACATCTAGTATTGTATCGTTGAATCCTGCTACATCTATAACTTCTATAGCAAGCCTGTCACTATTAGTAGGATCATTTATATAGGATTTGCATTCGTTCTGTGTTTCAAATGGCAGCATCTTTAATGCAAAAGGTTCTGCTTCCAACATTACGAACACAATTAACCATTTCATAGTTTAATCCATTCTACTCTAGCATATTGAGCATCTAGATCATCTCTAAAGTCTATAGCATCAAGTACATTATCAAACTTACGTGATACAATTCTATCTTTAAAATATCCCACAATTTCTATCATTTATTGATTTCCGTTACTGCAATTATATAAAAACCTATGATAATAATTGCCAGTATGCTTATTGCTGTAAAAATTTCGCTCATTGACACAAGTCCTCATACTTTGTTGTATGGGCTCTGTGTAATACACCGTTAGGAAGTGTTTCTGTGGTGAATAGTTTTAAAAAGTATTTCAACATCTGTGTCTCCGTTGTGTATAATAATATATAGCACGCCAAAACTGAAAATCAACAGTCTTGACGTGCGTTAAAACGTAGCAGTCAATTAGTTTGAACGTAAAGCCTTTACTTGCATCATACAAGCCTTTGCTTCTTTGTGCAATCCCATACGAGCAAGTTCTGAAGCTGCTCTACTATAACCTAGTACTTCACAGAAGTTCCAAAAGCCTTTACCAAATCCACGAAACGGATTTACGATTGTGTTCATTACTAGTGTGGTCATTATACCCATCCTCTTAAATTTTCATTTACTTGATCTTTGTAGTGCTGTTCAGCTAGATAACGAATATCACCACGTGAAATCCCGATATCATTCAATTCTGCGTCTGAAAGTTTACTTAGTTCTTTAACTGTTGCATTTGCTGCACTGCGAGCTTCTAATTTAATTACTTGTTTTTTCAACCAGTTAGATATGCTCGTAAGTCCAACCCAGCTGAATGTGTTTGCTACTAGTGTAGTCATTCTCTGTTCCTTTACATTGTTGTTTGATGCTTGAGGAAAGCAATACCCCCCGTCTTTTCAGGGTGTCATTCGCTTGGTAAGGCTGTCTGCGCCAGCCCTGGTCTTTCCCAGTGCCACTCATTTTTTCTGAGCTGAGGTCGCTCTGTTGTGTTAACAATTTTATTTATAATTATAGTACAGCAATTCTGACCTATTAGCTACAGCAAAGATTAAAAAGACGTTATGCATTTTGTGCATAGCTTATTTTAGTTTGAAACCAATACGGCCTTTTTGTCCTGTTGCAAAATAAGTCTTGTTGACCAACTGCGGCGCACCTTTGAACACTGCTGGAAACTTGGTATAGTATTGCATTGTTACTGCATCTCTGCCTTGTGCTTGCTGTGCTTTGGTAACCAATTGTACATACTCGTTGTTGTTGAGTACTTCCAGCATAGCATTTTTAAATTGTTCGTTTGCATTTACTTGTGGAATGACTGCATTCATAACGGCTGTTAGTGCATGCCAAAATACTCTATAGTCTGGTCTTTCTTGTGTACCAGTGGCAACACCTTGTTGTTGTGTCATTTGCTGTAAGCGTTCACTTTGCAAATCACCAATGTTTTGTGTGCGCTTGTCCAAGTTTGCCATTGCTCTAATATCATCATCGTCGATAATATTAAACATACGTGCTACTTTTAGTGGACCATTTACTGCACTCTCAGTTGCAAGCAATTCAATAATTTTTGCACCTTCTGGAAAACGCTGTTCGATTTCTGGTGTCATTTGTTTGTAAACACCACTAAGACTGCTGGCTGCGCCACCACTTGTGCTGATCTTACTGCTAACTTGAATACTACGTCCGTCTGCTGTTTGAATAATACTGTCGATTAATTCTGCTGCTTTGTCCTGAGGAAACATAACACTACTACCAGCTAGATTGGTTAAATTAAATGCTTCCATCATTTTTGCTGTATCGCCTGTGACACTACCAGGATTACTCATAAGTGCAATTGGACCTAGATATTCTCCGCCATACTTTTGTAAAACATTGTAATATTTTCCAGCGCCTGGGATCGGATTTTGTTGACCTTTCAATGCTTGATCAACTGCATCTGCCATAACTTCTCCAAGATCCCCTAATGCTTGTGTACCTTGTTTGATTTGTTGTGCTAATTGACTTGCTGTGCGATAGTTTTCGTCAGGAATTAAATCTGCTGGTTTGATTGGCACACTTTCTTTTTCTGCACCTTGACTGAACTTATATCCTCTGAGTGTTTTCCACATGGTGTGTACACCTTGTGGTGGAATAGCTCTGATGTAACGTACCCAGTATTGAGGTTGATTGTTACTGTCAGTCACTGACGCAATAATAGCGGCTCTGGTTCCACTGTTGGGTTTGTTGTCATCAACTCGTGTGTTTGTGTCTGGAATAACACTGTCTACAGCCTGCATCATTTGATCCATATCTTCATATGAATCACCGCCTTCGTTGGGCAACACTGTAATGTCTTGTATAGTAAGAATGTCGCTAGGATCTGTATCGCTAACGTATGTTTCGCCAGGTGCTCTTGCAGTCACACCTCTGGATTCTAATAGTTCAAATGCTCTCATGCAACTATTTATTAATTTCCGGTAGTTGTGCTTTCATATGTTCGATTGAACTGGTTGTGTACTCTAATAAAAGTTGTACACTTTGCTAGTTGCTTGAGTTTTTGAGCACCTACGTATGTTAGTGTACTGCGAACACCACCTAAAATATCTTGAACTGTTGACATAACAGCGCCGCGATAAGGCACAAGAACTGTGCGTCCTTCACTGCTACGATAGTCTTTAAGACCTTCGAAATGTTTGTCGTTGGCAGTTTTACTACTCATTCCGTAGAATTGTACAAATAGTTTTTCTTCTACTGCATGCTGTTCTGTACCATCTTCGTGTATAATAAATTCATTTGATTTGTAAAGTTTTTGTATAATTTCACCACCGCCTTCATCGTGTCCAGCAAGCATACCACCTAGCATCACAAAGTCAGCACCGGCAGCAAAAGCCTTTGCCACATCACCAGGACAAGTACAACCGCCGTCAGCAATAATATGTCCTCCCAGCCCATGCGCCGCATCAGCACACTCAATAACCGCACTAAGTTGGGGATAGCCCACCCCAGTTTGTATGCGAGTCGTACAAACCGACCCTGGCCCGATTCCGACTTTGACGATGTCTGCTCCATTTAGTATTAACTCCTGTGTTTGATCTGCTGTAACAACGTTGCCAGCAATGATCACAATATCAGGATACAGCGTTCTAAATTCTTTGACATATTCTATAAAACGCTGACTGTATCCATTGGCAACATCAATACAAACGTATTTAAGATGATTACCAACTTGTTCATACACTGTGCGAAACTTGTCTTGATCTTCTTGTTTAATACCAATACTCATAGCAACATTGTCTGTGCGTGTAGGCATGTCACTGTCAAAGTAATCTATCAATTCTTGCACACTGTATGTTTTTACAAGACAAGTAAAAATACCATTTTCTGCAAGTTTGTCTGCCATAGCAAAGGTGCCAACACCATCCATGTTTGCAGCCATAATTGGAATGCCTTCGTAATTTTGACCATGTGCAAATGTAAATGTACGCTCCATGCGTACTTCTTTGCGTGAACCCAAAGTACTACGCTTTGGACGGATCAAGACATCACTGTAGTCCAACTTTGTTTCATCTTCAATTCTCATTTAAACCTCTTCAATATCAAGAGAAAGTGGAAATCCTGCTGTGCGACTTATCATAGTGCTTTCGGCTACTTTTTGCTCAGCTATTTCGTAGTAGTATACACCGGCAGTTCCTTTGCCCTCATTGTGAACTTGCAATGTAATATTTTGTGCTTGTTCGTCATTGTGACCAAATATATTTTTAAGCAATTCAATCACAAACTCGATAGGTGTAGTGTTGTCATTGTGAAGCACGACTCTAAATTTATTAGGTCGTTGATAAACAATATTCATATCATTGTTTGTGGTTGTGTGTGTTGCTTCCATACTAGTATTTATCGTAAATCATGGGGGGATTTCTCCCCCCACTTTATTTTATTTTATTTCAATAGTACGTGGTTTTTTCTCTTCTGGAATAATACGTTCTAGTTCGATAAACAACATACCATTTTCCATACGTGAACCATTAACCACAACATCATCTGCTAGTGTAAAGTTACGTTTGAACTTACGCTGACTGATGCCTTTGTGGATCCATGTCCAGCCTGGTTGTTCAACTTCGCCTTCTGGATTGTGTTCAATTGTAAGTACACCTTCTGCTACAGTGATTTCCAAATCTTCTTTGGCAATACCTGCTAGTGCAATTTCAATTTGAAACTTGTCACCATCACGAACAATGTTGTAAGGTGGATAACCTGTGCTATTGGCATTGTGTTGTACATATTTGAACATATCGTCAAATACTCTATCAAAGCCTACTGCATAAGGGGTGAGTTTGTTAATGTCTAATGTAGTTAATCTGTTCATAGCTTCTCTCCTTACGCTTTCAATGCCGCTGTATATGCAGTTGTCATTGATTCTGCTGCGTTTGCCCAAGTTTTAGCAAATTCAGTATTTGCTTCAGCCATAGCTTTAACAGGCTTTGTGTACTGTTCACTTGGATCAATTGTGTTTAGGAAAGTTTTTGTTTGTGTGTGGATTTGATCCACAAGGTTATTAAAATATTGTGCTTGCATGTCAATCTCCTTTTAAGCAAGATTTATATACGTAGACCCTATTGGCATCTACAAGTTTATTTATCTAGGGACTAACCGTGGTCCCTAACGTGCGTATTACGGCGCAACCCTTCTCTCTGTTTTTCTAGTCGTCCCACTATAATTCTTGTCTAGTGAGTCTCCTTTCTTGTTACAGTTCGGATCAAAGCGTTCAATACATAACGCTTTAATATACACACTCACTTGCGGTTTTTCAACTCTTGTCCTATGCACAGGAAAGCAGGTGCATCTACTCTGGTGTGTATATTAAAACACTATAATATTTGATAGGTGGGACTAAGGATTACCCACAAGCGCCAGCACAGATCCTGTCCATATCCAGCGAAGCCTAGCATTGGATAGTTACTTCCAAAATCTGCATCTTCCTGTCTCCAGGCTCATGCAGTGCCACTACAGCTACTAGCCAAGTTACTGCCTCTGTAAGCAGCGTTTCCTTGCACTATCTAACTCAGACCGTCGTCTTTGTTATGCTTTTAATATAGTATTTGTTGACACAAATGTCAACCTTTTTTACCAATTTTCTTTATTTTTTTCAACAGTTTTTAACCAACGTTTTCTAGCTTGTGCTTTCTCACGTTTTTTCTTAGCACTTGGTTTTTCGTAATATTCTTTAGATCTTAGATCTTTTATAACGCCTTCTTGATTTACTAATTTTTTAAGTTTGCGTAAAGCACGACCTACATCATTATTACGAACTTCTACATAAAGTCCTTGTTTTTCAGTTCTATCTCTGCTCATTCTTTCCTCGTTAGTACACCGATTAATCGGTTTCCATTTAGATTTGGCTTGCTTTCCCAGTCAGTATTTTCTAGACTTTCAGTAATACGATCAATTATCGCAAACCCTTGTTGTTTATTGGCATTTTCTCTGCCTTTATATCGTATTACACATTTTACTTTGTTGCCTTTGCTTAAAAACTTTTCAATGTTTTTGAGTTTTATGTCAAAATCATGATCACCAATTCCCAATCTAAACTGAACTTCTTTGATTACAATTTGATTTTCACGCTGTTTTTTAGCTGCTTCTTTTTCACGTCTTTTTTGTTCGTAGAAATATTTATTAGCATCTAATAGTTTAGCTACCGGCGGATCGCTTTTTTCACTTATTACTACTAGGTCTGTTTGGTGTTGTTTAGCTAATTCCAATGCCTGGTCTAAACTAACAATTCCAAATTGTTGATCTTCTCCGACTACTCTCAGTGTATTGTGCTGTATATTTTCGTTTATAGGTTGCTTAGGTGCAACTTTTTGAAATCTACGCATCAAGTACACTCTCTAGTACCATGTCGCTGTATTCGTCGATGCTGTCTACAATAGTAAATTTTTTATTTTGTATTGTCATGCTGTTTAACAGTTTTACTAGTCCTTTCTTTTTGTTACGCTGATTTATAAAAATAGTTGTTTTGCTACTCAATAAAATTAGTGCAAGGCTAAGTTCGTTAACATCATCCAAATCTACATAAACTGTGTCGCTAAATCTAACCATACTTATTACCCAAGCACTATTAGACTCTGTTACCTTGCCATTTGGATGATACAGTGTAACACTGACATTTTTAAAAATATTTTCATACAATAATTCAATTTTTTGTACAAAGTCAGCACTACTACTTATTACTGTTATAATAGGCCCGCTTTCTGGCAACATCATATCAGGCGGAGTTACTGTGTATATTGCGTTTTCCCTCATTGGGTTTATTCGTTGTCCTTTGATCTGATTCTTATACTTTTAATTGTTTTACCTGTGCCGGCTAATCTACCATCAGGTGAATAAAGTTTCATATTATGACGCTGACTTAATTCTTGTGCATCAAGTTCTTCGTCAGCTCTTGTATCAGTATAAGGGTCATATGGTGTTTTGTCAACTTCTTTTTCCAGTTCCTTGGCAACTTCCTCAAGCACTTCTGGATCTGCTTTTTCTAGTAGTTGTTCAATATCAGCATCTGATGCTTCTACTTCATCAATGCTACCATCATCTGTTACGCCTGTTTGTTCTTCTTCAATTGGTTCAACAACAGGTTCAGGCTTTTTTGCCCGAGGTTTTCGATTCCATTCAAATGTATACTGTGCTGCTATCAACAACATAACTGCTAGTGGATCAAACACAAATATAATTGTAAGTATAACCCAACGAACTGCTTCTTCTAGTATGTCTCTGTCAGCTTCTCCATACACAAATTCTGCAATGTATTTTACAGGTCCCACCTCTGCTTCTAGTTTACGTGCTTCAGCTTCTAGTTTGAACTTTTCTTCGATAATACGATCTATTTCGTTGTTTGCCGCTTTAATACGGGTATTTTGCTCGTCTATTAATGTATCCAAATCAGCATTTTCACCCACTTGTATTTGAGCTCTAAGTTTTTCAATCACTGCTTGAGCATTAGCAATTTCGTCTTCTGCAACTGCACGTATTCTAGCAATCTCTGCTCTGGCTGTTTCAATTCTCGGATCTTCTTGATTGCGCAATTCAGTAATAGTTGTTTGTGCAATTTTTCTTGCTTCTCTGTTAGCAGGAATATCTGTGTTTAGTACACTGTCAATTTTTGATTGTATACCAGCTCGTTGACTTTCTAATCCACTTGCTGCATCACTACGAATGCGATCAATGGTATCTAATAATGCTTGCTTGCGTTCGTCGATGCGCTGTGTTTGTGTACCACGCAGGTCTTTTACTAGTTCAGTAAGTCTAGCACGTTCTGTATCTACAGCATCTTGAGCTCTAGTGCGCAATTCAACTTCTTGTGCTTGCAATTGTTGAATGCGAGCTTGTTGAGCTTCTACCCACGTTGCTAGAGCTCTGCGTGTGTTGCTACCAAACAGTCCGTCACTGGTTACACCAATAACTGCTTGACCTTCTTTGATCTTGTCACGCTCTGTACTTTGCAATTTGTTTGTGGTTACAACAATTAATTCTTCAGTTGCACGTATTTGTTCTAGTATAGGATCAACTGCACTTGTATCTGCTTCTACACCACTGATACGCTGTTCGTATTCGTTTGCTTGTGTGTTAATACGTTCTAAATCTACATCTAACTGTGCAATTTGATCTCTATATGGCTGTACTTGTTGTTCAACACTGGCAACACTAGCATTTGCAAGTTCTGCTCTATACTCTTCAACTAAACCATTTAATCTAGTTAATTCGGTGTCCAAACTGATAATTTCATCTTCATAAACTGCAACACGATTTGCTAGTGCTGTTTCTTGTGCAGTGATAATAGCTTGTTGTTCATCAATGCTAGGTTGACGCCTTGTGTATGCACTGTCAATGCGTTCTTGTTCTCTGTCAATTTTATCTTGAATTCCCACATCTTGTTTGTCAGCATCTGTTTCGCCTTTGGCAATACGCTGTTCTGCCCTAGCAATTATTTCTTGCTGACGAACAATTTCTTCTTCCATGCGTTCAAGTTGTGCCACTTGTTCCTGTGCGGCACTGGTTTGTTCAATGTGTGCTTTTGATAGGAAACCAAAAATACCCATGCTGGTAATAAACATGAGTACTACCACTGCAACACTGAGATATGTTCTCATCCACCATGCAGCCTTACTCCAATATCTGTGAAGCCATACAGCGGTAACCAATTTACCAATTTCTAATACACCACCCATGATAATAATTGGTATAGCAGCGGCGGCAAAAATTGCAACCAACCCAGCTACACTGTAGTAAATTGCCACGGCACTGATACACAGTGCAATAAACATTGTTAGTATTCCAAAAAGCATACGCTTAGTCTCCAAACCTTTCAGCAAAACCTTCATTTATCATAATACTGGAAACATCTAATAGTTTTCCTGTATTATCTACAATTGAAAGTTTTCCCATAATACGTCCTGCTTTACCTCTTTTGTTTAAAATGGTTTCACAAATAAATTCAGACCCTAATAGTTCTGTTAGTCGATTTTTACTTGCTAGAGCCTGAGCTTTTTCAGCGTCGTCCAAACTTCTAATGTCTCGGACGTTTGCTCCATATAATTTAATTCGTTGTCTGATAGTCACATTGAACCCCAAGTCAATGATTGCATCAACTGTGTTGCCGTCTATCACTCTTATTGTATTGCATTGATATGTGTACATCTTGCAAAATCCTTTGTCTTATATACTATTTATCGGATTTCGCACTATTTTGTTGCTGATCTGCAAGCCATGCATTGGCTTGTCTATTGCGTGTTGGAGTGTTTACCCATGATCTGATATCTTTGTAAATTTCATCAAAACTTTTTCCACGCTCTGGATCTTCTAGTCCACCGCTGTTGTCAACTACATAAAAATTCTTATTACCAAAAACTTGTTGGAATCCCATAATGTTGTCTTGTACTTGAGCCCACATTTTGCTCACAACACTGTCGGGTAATCTTCTGTCTCTCATTTTATTACGTTGTTGTGCAACCTCTTCACTGGTGTTCACAAACAACATAACAGTTTCGTAACCAATATCTCTGAGCAAATCACTTTGCTTTTGTACTTTACCAACATCTTTACCAGTACCATCAATAACAAGACCAAGACGACCATCAATGTATCCTGCTTGCCGTGACATGGTTAATTCTTTGGCACGATTGCGTACTTCTTGACCTTTGTCACTGTAAACTTGATCCGGATCACTTAAATCTAAGTCATCTTTTTTAGCTAGATATTCATATATGTCATCGCTGTTTACAGTTTTTAATCCGTATCCACTCAAAAGTTTACCGGCAACGTAGCTTTTGCCACTGCCGGGTCCTCCTGCTAGGAATACTGCTTTAAAAATGTGAGGATCGTTAGGACCCTCACTCAAGTTTGTTGATATAATTTCGTTTACTAGCATACAATTATTTATGCTAATCCCATCGATAAAACTTGTGTACTCCTATTGTGCCTACAAATGTCATGTCTCGAGCCCAATTGGGTTTTACATAATTGGCATGATAGTGTGTAGCACCTTCTGTAAGTCCTCGAAACTCTTCGAACTTCATAATGCGCCAAGCAAGTGTTTGTGCTGCTATCCAAGAATCTTCGTCTTTGGGTACATCAGCTTTACCATCACAATACCAACTAAATTGACAACGATTTCGAATCATCTTGCCATTGGCATCTTGTTTGCCTTGTTTGACTACTTCACACACTGTATTAGGATAGCGACTGTCACGCACACGATTTAATACAACATCACTTACACCAATTTGATCTGCTAAACTACTACCACGTGCTTCGTAGTAGATGTTTAGTGCCATACAGTATGTTTCAGGGAATGTTTCTTCGCTGTAGCCCGCAAACTCTTGATTAGCTGAGCTAACGCTGGTTGTCATCATAATTGCAATGATGCTCAATAGAAGTCGTTTCATTTTCTGCCTCAATTTGTTTATAGTTCACCAAGACTGAGCTGTTCTTTAATTTTGCCATTCTCGTCGATTAATTGAACAAGCCCGTCTTTAATTTTACCACGTTGCACCAAATATGTTTTTTGTTTGATTTGACTGTTCATGTGCTTTACTGCCTGTTGCTTTGTACTGAACAAGTCACAAGTTTTTGTTTGGATACCACCGTGATTGTTATAAAACACAGTTTCAACTTCGTAGGTACTCATTGTATTACACTCCTTTGTAAACAATATAGTACTGTTGACTGCGTTTGTCAAGAACATTCAACAGGCGCAGTAGCTTCAAACTCTGCAACCATGTCTTTTTTCTTGAGCAAGAGTTTTTCCAAACTCCAAAGTGCCGCATATTTTTCATCGCTAGCACCTTCTTGAAATGCAATAAGAGCATTTTCAATTACATCGATATCTTCTAAAACGTCTACCATCTTTGGTCTCCTAATTAAAGTCTGCAGGACGAAGCTCAACAGCTTCTTCTAGTTCAGCATACATGGTATACAGGTGTGCTGTCAACTGTTTTTTTACACTGTTTTGAAGTGGCATGCTCATAATGAGTTCATCTACTTCGTCTAGTTTGCTGTCAATAGATTCAAGTGTTTCTTGGATACTCATTAGTTTAAATCACACTCCCAATTGTTTCCATTGAACGTTGCTTTAAGAGCACCAAGTGGAAAGTCCTCATGCTCAAACAACATGTAAGGTGCACCGTCATAGTCCATTTTCATAGTTACAACATTAACCTCGTCTAAGCCTATTTCACGCTCTCCGGGTACTGCACTGTTGAAAATTCTAATCATTTGCAACTCCTTTTTTAAAGTTGTTCACATACTGCATGACCTTCTGACAGGTCAACTACAACAACAGTTTCCTGCACAGGGTACTGCGTGATAAAATCTGACGCTGCTTGGAGGCTGGTGAAAAAGAATGACTGTTGACGGTCAAAATCTACTACTGCAAACATAAGTAACTCCTTTGTCTAACTTACACATACAATATAGCATCAAGACGTCTTACTGTCAAGAAAAAAGTGCAAGAAAGAATCCTGCACTTTCAATAGCTTATAATTTTTCTTTAAGAAAAATCAATGTCTGGATATTTTTCCTTTAGACGAGCACGGTGTGTTGCCATATCAATCATGCAATACATAGCACCCAATACAAAGTATAGTGTCAGACCACCGAACATAGAACTGTTAAGATCCCATTCCATAATGTAACGGAAAAATGCCATACATGCTACCAATGCAGTAGCACTGACGGCAAGAATCTTTGTAGCATTAAATGCAATCTTACCAAATTCAATTGCGGTTTGTTTATAAAGTGTGTTACTCATTTGAGGTTTCCTTTTCTTGCTGAGTAGTTAGGTGGGCATCATTGCCCGGTTAAATTATCCTCCCTAAGTACTGCTCCCGTATTATACTGCCTCAAAGCCAAACATGGCTACTTTATATTTTTTATTGCCAACCAACATATAGTCACCCATTGATGTTGACCGGAGACCCATTCCACCTTCGTGCAACGGTGCCATTACTGTAACAGCGTCATTGTAGTCGCCGTTAGCTTCTCCATTTTCAAAAAATTTCTCTTTGCGGCTCCATGAGCCCATCACGTTGTTTGTCCAACGATATGCATAGTTCATAGCTTCTTCGTCACTTGTACCATCTGGCACATCAACAAATGCTACTGTGTTAGGTGTATCTTCAAACGCTGAATGAATAACTGCTACTTGCATATCTAAGTTCCTTTTTTCTCAACTTACATATATACTTTACACTCAAGACGTCTTGCTGTCAACCTTTTTCTGTATCTTTTTCTAAAATAATTGTAGTTTTTTCTGTAACAGGTTCAAACTCAGCCTGCATGTTGTCAGTGATAGTAAAATCTGTGCCTGCAGTAAGCATTTGAATTTGCCATCTCTTGGTATCTTTGAATACCAAATTAATTTGAACTGTTCCGTCTATACATTTTACTAGCATAAATTACCTTCTAGTCATTCATTATGGGTTCATCGTCGGTTGATATGTATGTAAGGGGCTTTCCTTCTTTGCCTGTGCTCATACATTTTTCACTGCAATACCATACAATTCCATTCACTGTGTGTCCACACCATGTGTCTATCGCCTGATGATTACCGTTTTCTGTTGGTACAAATAATAGGTGATGTTTTTTACATATATTCATTTGTGTAACACATAAGTCATTTGTAGTTGTGGTTCTGGACGTCTGAATTGCACATATTCATTATATTCATGTGTAAACCCTAGTTTTTCTGTAGCACGTTGATTGCGAGGATTATCTGGAGATATGTGTATGTGTATTTTGTCAACATGCTCAAATGCATGATTGATTAACATATATCTAAATTCACGATTGTACTTACCACCCCAGTATTCTCTTGCAAGAAAAGTACTCCCCATAAACAATCTATTGTCTGACATATAGTAGTATTTTGTAGTACCTATTATTTTTTTGCCATCTAAGATTGCTAGTGCATCTGTGTTTATAAGATAATCAAACCATTTTTTAAAAACTTCTGGTTGCCATCTATTTTTTGCAGGCATTCCTGACCAAATATCAGGATCTTTTGCCGCATCGTATAAGCCATCAAAATCTTCTGATGCAAGTGGTCTGATGTTTACTAACGAAGAACTAAGAATCGGAAGAAGATTTAGTGTCATCTATAATAATCTCATAATCACCATCATACAGTATATCTAAATCGTTAGATGTAGTTACAGTATAAGGCTGATCAGGGTCAAATAGTTTGATATCAGTAAGCAAGTTTCGAATTGCTTCGTCTGACCAATTGTGTTCTAATTCTGTTGAAATACCGCCTTCGAACTGTTTCCAACTATAGTAGTTGCTTACTTCTATCGGATCGCAAGGATCGTAACCTTCACTGATAATATCTTTTAACAGTGCTTTATCTTTTATACCACTTTTTCTAACAGCACGTTCAACCTGAAAATCAATCACATTTGTCATCAATCGCACTCCGGAAACTTGTGTTTTACAACTTGTTCAATTGGTTGAAAATGTCCATTCATATGTTCTGCTACATATGCTCGGGGTTCTTCAGTTCCCCAACGAAATATGGCTAGCTTTGCCATATTAAAAATTTCTCTTTTGTTGCTGTTGATTAGTGTATCCTTGGGATCATCATCTCCAGCTTCTTCTAAATATCGCAATGCATATGTTGCAATATCTTCTACGCTTAATGGGACCTCTACCTTTGCCAGTATTCTTCTTCCATTGCCAGTGTCTTTAGACCTCATTCTTTTAGCCTCTCTTTTGCCTATAGTTTAATATTCGATGTGCCATGACATCTCTCCATAATTTCTTACTAAGTAAGAGTTTATGGCAAGACGACTCGAATGTCAACAAAAAAGATTCAAAAAAATACATTTTTTTGTTGACACAGTATTTATACTTCTAAATATGTGATTCTTACATCCCAACTAACATTAGCTGTTGCATCGCCTTTAACTTTAAATTTAAGACCATTGTCTATTTCAGCACTAAAGTTCCAACCAGTGTAAGTTACAGTCCAGTTAGCATTTTGATCTGGACTTAGTTCACCTGAAGCCACGTTAGTATTAGCTTGGTATATGTTACCGTCATATTCAACACTATCATTGGTTATATATGCAGTTAACGGATCCCATATAGCTTGCACTGTGTCTGTTGTAGTGCGTTGATAGTCTGTTTTCATCACAGTGTTACTCACAATACTAGTAGTTCCGGTTTGATTGTCTGCTAGTCCTTCAATCTTAAATGCTTGTACTTGACCTGTGGTTGCACGACCAATAGCATAAGCAGTGAAAAACCAAGTTTTCCCACTAGCTGGTTCTGGATAAACTCCGTTAACTTGAATTGCTGTTGCACCACTTCCTGTAGTTGTGACTTGTGTTTTCTTTACATTTGGATCTCCGCTGAGATCGATTGTATCTGCATTTTGTGTAATTACAACACTGCTATCGCTGCTAGTCAGTGTTCTAAATTCAAAATTATTTGCTGTACGTTGTTTGAATACTTGATTAGCACCACCTACATTGCTACTTGTAATAGTATCAGTAATTGTAAGATCATCTGCATTTTGTGTAATACTAATGCCACCGGCATTTACAAGTGATCTAAATTCTAAATCACTTCCGCTAGCTTGTTTGAATACACCGCTGCCTGTTCCAACATTGCTAGCACTTGAAATTGATCCACTACCGCCGCCGCTAGCAATATTACGCCAAGTGTTTGTATCTCCGTAATATGCTTCGATATTGTGTGTATCTGTGTTATAGCGTATTTCGCCAATTTCTGTGTTTGGCCGCTGTGCAGTTGTACCAGCTGGTATTCTAATAGCTGCTGTTCCTGGTATTCTAGTATTTTCTTCTAGTTCAACTCTAATGTTACCGCCAGCGCCGTCACCATTGATTACACGAGTTTCTCCTGCTTTACCTTCAACTTGCCTTGCTCTACTAACACCTGCATCTTTAACAATAACACCACTGCCACTTTCTACATTTAAGTTGTTTAAAAAGTCAAACAATGTGCTAGTTGCTTGCTGATAATCTGCTAGTGTTCCTGTGTTAAAACCTCCTGTATCTTTACGAGTGAAGATTGTTAAAATATCAGTTCTAATTACAATGTCGTCTGTGTTTGCATTTAGTGCAAGTTGTGCTTGTTCACTACTTACTAGATACAGTGTATTACCTGTGTTATTAAAGTTATTAATTACTGTGGTACCACTAACTGACACATTATCACTTACTTGACTAGCTGTGTCAGTGATTAGCCCGCCTGCTCGATAACCCGGACTGTTAGGTATAGTTGGTGTATTTCCTTGACTTTTTTCTTGTTCCCTTTGTTCAAACTCTTGTGTATAACCTATTATGTTACCACAATAGTCATAAACCGGAATTTGACTTTCAATCGTTGGTGTTGGATTATCAGCTGCACGTAACAAGTTTAGCATTTCGTCATCTAGTAACAGATGAAAAATGTTAGGATATTCTATTACTTCTCCACTAACAATGCGATTATTATTAGCATCGTACTGATGACCTGTGGTATTGTCTTTTCCACTTCCTAAACTATACTGCACAGGATAAGCTGCAAGCCTGTCGTATAAACTTTTTAATTGTGTTGAAATTCTGCTATTACCACTAATAGGTCCTGATCCTGGATTGTGCAACACACCAATTTCACTATTACATCCGCTGTCCGGTGTTGCAAATTGGCTACCACCAGGTGAATAAGAACCAATAATATTGTTTTCAAAATCTACTAAGCTAGTAATTCTATCTGTAATACCCTTAACATCGTTTACAATTCTATCAATTTCGCTTTGTATTAACGACCCACTTGTTATTGCATCAATTTGATTGGCAATATTTCCTAGTACGCCGCCGTTGAATACACTGGCATTAAATCCGCCATTGGTACTAATACATGCACAAACATTACCAGGATCCATACTACCAATGTCATTAGCAAGTTGTTTACCTGCTCCTAAGAAACTGCCCATTGCACGTTCCAACATATTAGGAATAGCAATTGGATCTACAGGAGCACTACAGAAGTTGATAAGATTAGCAACGTTCTGAGCTTCTCCTAACACCATGTTTAATCTTCCCAAAACATTGTCTATTTTAGTATGATCCATAAATTGCTCTACGCCGCCTAACAATTGATTTAGTGCATCTGCAATCTCACCTTGTATGTTTGGAATTTTTAATAACTCTTGAATGTTAGCATGCAAACACAGTTGCACATTTGGTAATTTCATACCATTGCCACTCAGTACTTGACATAAGATTTCTCTGAGTGTGAAACTGTATTGTGCTTGACTAGTAACTCTCAGTGCATCAGCGCCAGCAGCAATAGTACCACTGATATGATGCTGAGCATCTAAATAGTCGTTTGCATTTTGCAAACCTTGTTTAAAATCTCTAAAACTCATGGATTATTGTTCCCACCGGCACGTACATCAGGACTTGCTGTTTTGGCTCTTGGATTACAGTGACTATCTCCTGGACATTTGCTATCTGGATTAGCAGGATCTCTTATCAATATCACAGGAATTGCCATAGCTCTAACACTGCCCACTGTGTCAGTGGCTATCAGACTACCGCCTTTATCAGTGTTAGGATCACCATCGATACTAATACGTCTACTGTTTACCCTTACATCAGGACAAACAGTTATCGTTGTTGCTCCGCAATCTCTAAAATCAAATTCTCTGTGTACCCATCTTGCCATGCAAGTATTTATTAGAGTTTAAGACCCTCAAGACTGCTAGCCGGAGCAATGCCGCTGGTACTTTGAATATATCCGTCGCTCAGTCCCTTGTTGGGTCGAGCAGTAGCAACTATTTGAGAACCTTTTATACTGATTGGTTCACTGCTACCTGTATCAATACTCATTAGCCAAGGAATAAGCATGGCTTGTCCGTTTTGTGGATTGAGTGTAAGCACTGTGGGTTTTACTAGTTTAAGATCATCTGCACTTGAGCTATCAAATCTACCAACTATTTCTTCGCCTGTGCTCAATTTAACTGTAACAGTGTCTCCTTTACTAAAGTTTGAAATCACTAACATCTACAACTTCTCCTATGAGTTCTTTTACTGTATTTGGATTCATACGAACAAGTGCTTGCCCGCCACCGGCTACCAGTAGTTTTCCGTTGTGATAAATCTGTGGCATAGTTCTATGCCCTTCATTTAGTAAAAACTCACGAGCTTCGGGATTGGTATCCACTCTAATTTCTTCGTATTCAATTTCGTTTTTTGTCAAGTAATGCTTTGCCATTTCACAATAAGGACACAATGGTTTGCTGTACAATGTGATCATAGTTTAATGCCCTGGAATGTACTACCATTTACATCCTGTTTTGTACCGCCAATAACATAGCTTGATATTTCTGTTTCTTGTGGAGCAACCTGTACTTCTGCACCAGCAATCCATTTTTGTGTCCAAGGCAAAGGATTGCTGCCGCCTTTGTATGGGCTAGGCAATCCAATAGCAGTCATACGTTTGTTGGCAGTCCACTCCACATATTCATTTAGCAGTTGTGTGTTAAGTCCAATCATGCTGCCATCTTTGAACAAATATTCTGCCCATGCTTTTTCTTGATCCACAGCATCAATGAACAATTGTATCATTTCGTCTTTGGTTTCTTCAGCAATTTTTGCAAAGTCCGGATCATCCTTAGGCATGAGTTTTAGCAGTGTTTGTGTGCTACCTAAGTGTACGTTTTCATCACGACAAATCAATTTGATAATCTTGGCATTGCCTTCCATCTTTTTAAGTTCAGCAAACGCCCAACTACAAGCAAATGAAACGTAAAAACGAACACCTTCTAAGATGTTTACACTTACCATAGCTTTGTAAATTAACTTTTTAAGTTCGTACAAATCAACTGTGATCTTTTTACCATTTACAGTGTGCGTACCTTCACCCAATAGATTATACCATTGACCCATTTCAATGAGATCGTCATAGTGTTTACTAATATCGCTTGCACAATCAACAATTTCTTGAATGTCCATCATTTCATCAAAAACAACACTAGGATTACTGTATACGTTGCGAATAATATGTGTGTAACTGCGACTGTGAATAGTTTCATTAAATGTCCAAGTTGTTACCCAGTTTTCTAATTCAGGTAAACTTACTAGTGGATTGAAACTGTCTGCAGGTGCACGACCTTGTACACTGTCCAGCAAGATTTGTCTTTTGAGATTGCTTGTGAAAATGTGCTTTTCGTGTTCAGTTAGCTTCTTAAAATCTGCTGCATCTTTTAATACATCTACTTCTTCTGGACGCCAAAAGAAACCCAACTGTTTGTCAGTTAGTTTGTCAAACTGTTTATACTTCAACGTATCGTAACGTTGAATATCTACACCACCGTTTGGATCTAAAAACATCAAACTTTCTAGGTGCTTGTTTCTTTGGTTTGCATTTAGTACACTCATCTTATTTCCTTATATTACACAGCTTTCGCAATCTTCTTCTTCAATTTGATAATCTTCATTGATTTCTATATTAGCAGGTTCGTTTAGTTTGTCAACATCAATCTCACCTTGTCCGTCGTATGTGTTAAAGTAATACAATTGCTTACCACCATACTTGTAAAAGATCATCAAGTGTTTTAGCATTTCGCTCATGCTGATCTTTTCATCCTCATAAAACGTAGGATTATAGCTTGTGTTCACACTAATGCCTTGGTCGATATATTTTTGTAGTATTGCCATAATACTCATATAACCTTCTGGGCTACGTTGATCCCATAGCAATTCGTACTTGTTTTTGAGATGATGAATGCCAGGCACAACTTGTTTAAGCACACCATGTTTACTTTGTTTAACACTTACTAAACTGCGTGGAGGTTCAATGCCATTTGTAGCATTTGAAATCTGTGCGCTTGTTTCTGCTGGCATTAATGCCATTAGTGTGCTGTTGCGAATACCTGTTTCACGCAGTTGTTGACGCAGTTCATTCCACGGCATACGCTCTTGATGAGGTACTAATTCATCTACATCTTGTTTGTATGTTTGATTGGGCGTAATACCGTCGCTGTATTTTGTTTGATCATTCCACAAACAAGCGCCTTGTTCTGCTGCCAGGTCTGCACTGGCTTTGATTAGATAGTAACTCCAAGCTTCTGCAAACTCGTCAATTTTTGCCAAATCAGGATTGCTGTATGTCATGTCATTTTTAGCCATCCAATATGCTAGATTAATAATGCCAACACCCAATGGACGTCTACCCATTGTAGCATTGTATGCTGCTTTGACTGGATAGTTTTGATAACTTAATAGTGCATCTAATCCTCTGATTGCAAGTGTACAAGGCTTTTCAAAATCCTGTGGTGTTTTGATATTGCCCCAATTGATAGCACTCAATGTACACAGTGCAATTTCGCCTTGTTCATCATTAAAATCATTGAGAGGTTTTGTAGGCAAATCGATTTCTGCACACAAGTTGCTTTGACGTATTGGCGCAATGTCTTGTTTAAACGAACTGTGGGTATTAGCATTATCTACATTTTGTAAATAAATGCGTCCTGTATTTTTGCGTTCTTCCATAAACTGACTGAATAGTTCGGTTGCACTAACTACTTTTTTACGCAGTTTTGTATTACGTTCTGCTGTTTCATATAGTTCTCTAAACCTGTCTTGATCTGCAAAGAATGCTTCGTACAAGCCTGGCACATCACTAGGTGAGAACAGTGTGATATTACCATTACTGATCAATCTTTCGTAGAACAGTTTGTTAAATTGAACACCATAGTCCATGTGTCTTACACGGTTGTCATCAGTGCCTTTGTTGTTTTTAAGTACAAGTAAGTCTTCAACTTCTAAATGCCAAATTGGATAATAAAGTGTTGCAGCACCATTGCGCACACCACCTTGGCTGCAACTGCGAGTAGCACTTTGGAACATTTTATAAAAAGGAATAACACCTGTGTGATAAGCATCGCCTTTACGAATTGGAGATCCTAGCGCACGTATGCTTCCTGCTCCAACACCAATACCTGCTTTTTGACTTACATATTTTACAATACTACTAGTAGTAGCATTAATGCTATCAAGACTATCACCAGTTTCAATAAGAACACAACTACTAAACTGACGCTGCGGAGTACGAACCCCGGCCATAACAGGAGTAGGCAAACTGATATAAAAATTGCTAGTTGCATCGTAATAATCTTTAACCCATTTAAGTCTTGTTTCTCGTGGATAATCTGCAAACAGTGTTGCAGCAATTAACATGTATGCTACCTGTGGTGTTTCTTTTATTTCATTTGTTACACGATTTTGTACCAAATATTTGCCACGGAATTGTTCCATTGCAGCATATGTAAAGTTTTCATCTCTGTCGTGTTTTAAATAATCGTTTAGCTCATTCCATTCTTGTTCATTGTAGGCTTCTAATAGTCCTTGATCATACCAACCATCTTCAACATTCTTTTGTACTATTTCAAATAAATGTGCTGGCTCAAAATCACCATACACTTGTTTGCGTAAATGATAGTTAATAAGACGACCTGCTACCCACTGATAGTTAGGAGTTTCTTCTGAGATTAAATCAGCTGCACTTTTAATAAGTGTTTCTTGAATTTCACTACTGGTAATTCCATTGTAAAATTGGATACTGCTTTTGATTTCGACTTCACTAGCACTAACGCCATTGATACCTTCTGTTGCATAAAAAACTACTTTGTGTAATTTGTCTAAGTCAATTGGTTCTCTTGTACCATTGCGTTTTGTTACGTGAATCTCAGTCATGCTAGTGTCCTCTCATTTATTATTTTTTTAATAATTGTGCTTAACCACACGGTCTATATCTACGTCATAGATAATTGTTTCAGACTCGGGTCTACTACTTATAACGCCGTGACGGTAATTAAGCAAGTATTTTTCATCAATTAGCACACATAATTTTTGTATGCTATCTTTTTTATTTTGTACAAAAACCATCCTATTAGGTATACGGTTGTTTGCATAATATATTGTATAACTCATACCTAAGGCTAAACTGTTTTCACAAAAATCTCCTTTGTGTAACATTTCCCAAGGTGTAGGCCATCTTTTATAATCTACTGGATCTATGCTTATTGCCATAATAGGTGAACTTTTCCACCAGTCAATGACAGTTTGACATACTTCCAAAGTATTTTCTATATCCAAGCTCTGCCTAAACTCCCGCCACATTTTTAAACGTGTACTGGGAGATTCAAACCAAGCTCTATGGTTTAATTGCTGTTCCAAGTTTGATACGTGTATTTGAATGTGCTAATAAGATTATCGTAGTCTGAATATTGTAGTTTCATAGTATTGGCAGTTGCAATGTCAACATTAAATTGTACATTGACTACACCGGTTTCTGTGTAGTTATCATCAATAGTAGTTGTGCTTGCACCGGTATCTGTAGCAAAACGTATCTGTCCTACTCTTACACCGTTTGTGCTTTTTAGTGTATAATCCATGATTATTACATTGTACTGTGTTGTGTCCACTTGAAATCCTGTATCACTGTTAGTAGCATTTGCTGCTAGTTGTATTTCTTGTACAGGCTGTTCTCCAAGATCAACTTCGCTGTTAAATCCAACTGTAATAGCACCTGTAGGAGCACTACTAAATGTTAGTGTTGTTCCAATCAGTGTATAGTCGCTTGCATTTACTGCAACACCGTCTACAAAAACTCTAAGCACGCCTGGCTCAGTTAATCCAATAGGAACTGTGAACTGTGTAAGCACACCGTTACCAGTACCAACACTGATTGTATCATTACCAATAAAAAGACGTCTTACGTCTTTAGCGAATCCAAATTCTCCTGGATCAAGTGTAGGAAGGTCTGAAAAATTACCCTGCCTTACTTTAATTTTACTAATTCTTGTATCTGCCATTTCGTGCTCCTGATACAGTATTTATGACAAGTTGTAGAACTCTGCGACTCTCTGAGCCCACTTTTCTGTCCACATTTCAAATTCTTCTGGGCCAACTTCAAACAGTTGCCATTCTAGATCTCTGCTACACATAAAGATAGCAGCACGTTCAATCTTTGTGTCAAACACTTCATTGTGTGCCATTCCATATGCTGCGGCTTGCATAAAGTAATCATCAATCCATTCACGCTTTTTAGGCTTGTTGGTTTGCTTGAAGTCCATAATATGCGGTTCACCTTTGTACACACCAACTAAATCAGTCGTACCTGCATACAATTGTGGATAGCAAAGATTAACTTCGCTACCCCACACTTCATCCAAGTCTTGTTCTATGTTTTGCTTTACTGTGTCTGCCATCATTTTGGCTTGCAGTATAGTCTCTCCTGTGTACTCTTCGTTCTTTACCCAGTGTTCTAATATGTTGTGCATTATTGTGCCAACATTTGCCGCTTCAGTAACTATTCTTTGAGCATTTGCTTCGCCCACCCGTTTTTTCCAATTGGCGAGTGCCTCACGTTTTTCACGAGGTTTCGTTTTATCCAATATTGTTGTAACACTAGGGACAGGATCGCCATACGGATTTTCGTATAGACGTTTTCCATTGACGCTCTTTCTTTTAAATTCTTTATAAGGATAGGGTGTAGTGATGTTTAACATACTGTTAATGTAACACTATACTAGGTCAATGTCAATAGCTAATGACCCATTTAAAAGTTTTTCTTGTACTACTGTTGATCAAACGGTCAATTGTATATCCTAAGTTTTGGAAATACAGTATCACTTGTTGCATTTGATCTGTTTTTGGTCTGTCTGCAATAGTACCTTGCCACACTTGATAGTAACTTACACTGTCTGGATTTGTTGCAGTGTGTGTGATATTGTCTGCTAACCCAAGACTAGCATTAGCTGTACCAGCACCAACCACAACATTCCATGTTGTATTGGCAGGTGCTGTGTATGTTAACACAAGATTGTTGCTGCTATTTTTGCTAGCAACCAAGTTTGCAGTATTTGAGTCGTTGATATCACTGATAATACTGTTTAAGTTAGTACCACTAGTGCCCAATGTAATTGTAGTACCGGCAATGATAAGTGTAGGTGTACCAACAATAGTTGGATTGGCTTGTGTACCGGTAATAGTAATTGTAGGAGTACTTTCTGTCATTGTAGTACCATCACTTACTGTGGTTTCGTACAAGCCGTTGCCTGCATCTTGGATGACCTGTCTCATAAGTGCATTGACCTCATCATATATTGTAAGGTCTGCTCTAGCCATTGATCTGGCTTCTGTTTTATTAATATAATATGTCACAGTTTGTCATCCTTTTGCATTTGTTTTTTAGCCATCTTAGCAACTGTGTTGTCTTCTGGATCAGCGTTAGAACGGGGAATTGCTGTATCCAGTGTGATGTCTTTTTTGTTGCTAGATCCTACACTTGTAATAGTTGGCAGTAAATCCAGTAAACTTTTAATATCAATACTATAGCCCATAGCATGAAGTTTAGCAAGAACCATGTTGGTAGGTATTTTGATTTTGCCATTGGCTTTTGCTCTAGTAATTATTTCTTCTAGAGCATTTAATACCTCATCTTGACTCTCACTTATAACTTCATTGATTAACATTTACTTTGAGCCCAACCTGCCAATTTTTCTCAGTTTTCCTGCTGGGTAAGCTGTGCCAGGCAGTGTTTTTAAATTTGCCAATCCTGCTGGTTTAGCTGTTCCAGGCAGTGTTTTTAAAGCTGACAATCCTGCTGGTTTAGCTGTTCCTGTTCCAACTCTTTTTACTGGATCTGCCATAATACCGCCAAATTCACCGCCTTTTACATCACCGCCATAATCTCTAGCTGCTATTTCACCGGTAGTCATTGCTCGCAGCGCCCCTAGTTTTGGTTTTGATTGATAAGGCATGCCTTTTGCATCTTTTCCAGTACCGTAATTTGGATTGGCTGCACGATTGTCACTGTCCATTTTTCTGTCACCGCCTGGTCTAGTCTTTGGTCTACGCTGAGGCTTTGATCTAGGTAATGCTTCGTCACCGCCTGGTCCTGTTGGCGGCGGAGCCATAGTATTAAAAGGTGTACCGTCTGGTCTAGTCTTTGGTCTACCTGCCCAATAATCTTTTGGAGCCGGAGCCATTTGTGCTGCACCCTTCATGCCCATTTGTCTTTGACGTAGTTTGCTAGGACCACCTTTGGTTGTACCTTGTGGAATTCCACCATCTAATGCATCTTGTGTTTTCCAGTTTTTTAAAGGATTATTTTTATATTTTGCCCTGAACTCGTTCCTCCAATCCTTTTCATCAGGAGTACTGTAGTACCAAGGCTTGCCAGCCTTTTTCTGATCAATATATTCATCCGCTGCAAACATTTGTTTTAGACTAACTTGTTCCGCATCTGTTGGATCTTCAGTCAATTCATTAATTACGTTAATGAAATGTTCTTGAGACATTTGGCCACTCTCAACCATTTTAAAGAGCCTGTCTTTACTCTCTAGAAACTTTTTTTCAGCTAACGCACTGCCTTCCATGTCAGCAATTGCGCTTTCGCCTTTGAGTTCTCTGCCAATTGCATTGTCTTCGCCTGCGGCTGCATCATCACCGTCAAAATCATCACTCATGTCTACATCTACATCCATGTCATCTTCTGCGTCCATGCCCATGTCTGTTGGCATTGGAGTAGCAGGTGCTTCTCCTCTGGCTGCTAGTGTAGCATTTTCAACTGATTCTTTGGCTGCTTTGCTTTGATCTAGTAGAGCACCTAGTGCTGCATCAACTGCATTGTTGTATGCTTCTGCTTGTTCAAAGCCCACTTGCTCTTTCATTGCGTCTACAATTGGCATCAGTTTTTGTACTTGCATTTCTGCAATGTCTTCTACCATTTTTTGTAGTTCATCAACCAGCTCTTGAGCTGCTAGTAGCACTTCTGCTTGTTCTAGCTCGTCTTCCATTACAACACTTTCAGTTTTGGCTTTCATTTTACGGCCATCTGTACGTGTTGGAGCAACTTCGTTGATGTAAGTTTTAAGTTGGTGCTGGATGAGTCCTAGTTTGTTGTATTGTGGATTCTCCCAGTATTTTAAATCGCTTTCTTTAATAGCCATCATTTTGGCTTCTGTAGTGTTGAGCATACGATTCAAACTGTCCATATTCATACTTGATAGATCAACCTCATGGTTGAAACTG